GGTGGTTGTACCGACGAATTTTAGTCTTTGGCCCATCGGCGGGCGTACGATCTAGTCGTACCACACGTGCTTCCTCAACCGGAGGGAGGCATCGAACCTCTTCTAACATTCATAACGCATTATGAATGACGGCCAGCCTTAGTAAGCTGGTGGACTGCCAAGTCCCACGTGTGTGACGGTTCTCATCTTCTCTTTGCTCGGACCAGTGAGCATGGAATTTGTATCGCGGTAAGGCGAGAAATCATCCCGTGCGAGTGCACGAGGCTACTTGACAACCGGTAGCTCTCACGACATCTGTGAAAACTGCTGGACCCGGTTGCCGCGACGACGCCCCTGACCAGCAGCAGGCGGCTGCCCAAAGTTCTGGACAGCCTTCCCCTGCTGTTTCCGCTGCTGCATACGGCGAGCAGCGGCCTGAATGACCTGCGCGGCAGGCGCACGGGGTTTCCCACCGTTGCCCAGGCCACCGCGTGCGAGCGCGTACACCTCACGGGCTCCACGCACGACATCAGGCAGTGCTTTGGCCTGATTGACGGCACCGAGACCGTTGAGGATCATCTGTGCCGTGCTGACGAGCGGGAATGCACCCGGGATGACGCGCTTGGCGACATTGGCGATTTGGTTAAACCACTTGCCAAGGTCGTTCCATCCCTGCGGGCAACCTGGCGGCAAATGGTTTGCAATCAGGTTGTAGAGCAGGAGCGCATTAGGGTCAAACGTAGCGCTTGGCTGTGCAAGCGCCAGGAAGGTCGGTTTGTTTGCTGCGGGCAGGCGTTCAATGCCGACGCGCCAGGTGACGAACAGGGTCGTCTGTGGCGACAGACCCGTGAAATACGCACCGGCGGTCGACATCCGCGAAAAGTGTGTCGCGGGTGCCTGCGTCATCGCAGGGCGTCCGCCATATCCAGTGTTGGCGGAGCCTGAAATTGTTGCTTCGTAGTTGGGGCCAACCAAGCCAGGGGACACGAACGAGCCAATGCTGTTCCCATCGCCCGAAGGGTAATAGCCCGAGCGCGTACCAGCCGTGGGGTTGTTCTGGTTGATGATGTAGTTGCGATTGGTCGCGCCTTGAAAGGGGTTGTCCCCCTGAAACTTGGCGGTACAATAGCAACCATCCTGCGCGGGCCACGTGTGCGCCCCTGGCATGATTTTGGCCTCAGCAAGCGTATTTGGCGGAGAACGAAACTGATTGGTGGCCAGCGAATTAGGAACGGCGACTTCCGGGCTGCCCTCAGCCTTGCCGAAGGGCACGGTTGTCTGAGCATTCTCGTAAGAATGCCCGTACTCATACACTGTGACTGCGCCCTGCTTGTAAATCTGGGCCGTGGTGTTAACCACTTCGAAGCCCGAGTAAACAATGCGGTAAACCCCAAGATCGGAGTCGTCGTAGTCCAGGTACTTGTCGAGGGTGATGTTCTCGACGGAGTAACCATTCGCTGGTTCCGCCGGGCAATGACCGGGCGTGAAAGTCATGTCGCCACCATCGGGCGCCCCAGCGGGGACCGAATTGATGACGAGACCGTCAAGCCGCGCAGTGACCGCGTCGACGGATGACGAGGATCCCGTACCGACCTGGTTGATCGTGCCGGCAGGTTTCCCATTACCACCACCCTGTGGTAGCACTTGCGCAGCGATGTTGTAACCCATCGCTCCGGAGGGCACATCAGTGACCCTGCCATTTGGCTTCGCCCAGTCAATGGGCGAGAGTGCTATGTGACAATCCCAGTTCGAGCCCGCTGGCAAATCCGTCGGCGCCGACAGCTCTATGGCCTGGCGGACCTTGACAATCACGGTAGGTTCCGTGTTAACGTCAGGGTATCCCTTCAGGTTGTCGAGCTGTAGGTCATGGAACGGGTCCAGCGCGAACTTGAGCCAGTCGCACCCCTCGTCTGTAATCTGACGAGAAGCGCAAAGACCGTGCATCGGATCCTTGCTACGCACGGCCGACACGAGCTGCTGGGGTGTCATCGTTGGGGCAGTTGTCTCTGCCATGACGAGCTGCTTACGCTAACTCGCCTGGTATTCTTTCGTACGCCGGTGAGGGCGCACAAGCCTGTAGCTTTCGAGGGGGTCAACCTCTCACTCAGCCCCACCGATTCGGCTAGCTTTGCCTAACGGTTGACGCACGCTGAGAACCATCCTGCGGTTAAGCAGCAAAGAAGCGTACGCTGAGAGGGGCGCTGCAGGTCCGAGATTACACCGCTACGGCGCACTCGGACCCGTTCGATTCTCCTACCTCCGCAAGGCACTGCTCGAGCGCAAGCTCGGCAGCGGATGCGATGTCCTCAAGAGAGCAGTCAGCCACATGTGATGGCTGCGAGGTATTCGCACCTAGGAGATTGGCAGCTGGACCCGACATCCGGACGGTGCCCTCTGGCTCCGCGTCCGGGTCGTAGTCCACACCCGGGATCTGGAAAGAGTCGAGCTCCTCCCATGTGGCACATTCTCCCAGCGCAGCAATCCACGCTTCAAACTCCGCCGATGATTCGAAGTTGAGCTGTGGCGCGATAGCCTCCAACATCATGGGAACGTCTTCGTCCGTGACGTCGTAAGGTCCGTTCGCTACGCGGTAGAACATGTCCTTGTCGTTCGCGAGCAAGTGGGCCATCTCCTCAGAGAGCACTGGTCGGCCCATCTCGTCTACTTCCACAATGCCGTCGTAGCATTGCAGGTTGACGTCATATACTCGCGCGACTGCGATGAGGTATTCACGAATTCCAGGCGTCTTCGAATCTGTCGTCCAGTAGCCATGCAGCTTCAACTTGTACTTCTCGACGTCGCAGTTTCTCGCCACTGAAATTTTGCGGCAAGCCTTGGCGACATCTGCATACGAAGCAAGCGACTGCAGTGGTCTGGGATAGTGGCGGCCAAGAAAGAAAGTTCCATCTTGTGGCCGCGAGAACGACACTTTCAACACCATCCCTATCGACTTAGTGAACCACTGGGCTGCGGACGCCCAGTCCTCGTCGCCGATGAGGGGTAGGTGAGCACCAACGCCGTCGTCACCGAATTTTGCACCGATGACGGCGTACGGGATGCTGTAAACGTCGACCTTCGCGTCCTTGAACACGAACGATCCCCAGAAGACATGCGCCAACTGGGTCGTTTCCTCGTATTGCACCAGGGCACTACGTATCGTGTTCCTGCGGATGATGTTGAAGTCGACGTCCTTGCCGTGTCGGACCCGATAGACGTGTTTCGTGATTGCAAGGCACGTAGAAACGTACTCAACGAACGCGGCAACAATCGTGTTTAGCTCCGTTGTCACTCCTGAGCCGCTGTTATTCTTGTAGCCAGTGTTAATTGGCTTTCCGTTGAGCATCGTGGTGATGTCCACATTCTCCGCGAGTACTTTCTCGACTTCCTCGTAGTCGGAGGGGTGGACGAACGCCAAAACGAACTTGACGAATACTTCCTTGTAAATGTATTCACTGATCGTCTCATCCATCTTGGTGTAATCCGTGTCATGCACGCCG